AGCAGCGCCGACCTCCGCGGCGCCACCCTCTACGGCGCCACCCTCTACGGCGCCGACCTCTACGGCGCCGACCTCCGCGGCGCCGACCTCCGCGGCGCCAACCTCCGCGGCGCCAACCTCAACGGCGCCAACCTCCGCGGCGCCAACCTCAACGGCGCCAACCTCAACGGCGCCACCCTCCGCGGCGCCGACCTCCGCAGCGCCAACCTCTACGGCGCCAACCTCTACGGCGCCACCCTCTACGGCGCCAACCTCAACGGCGCCACCCTCCGCAGCGCCAACCTCAACGGCGCGCGCTGCGACTCGTTCACCGCCTTGCCGGCCGGCTGGCAGGTCACCGAGGCCGGGCTCGTCGTCCCCGCGGCGGGCGAGGTCGGACGATGACCAACCTCGCCCAGAAGCTCGACGCCGTAGAGGTCGCCGGCGCCGCACCCGCCCGTCGCGACGCGGAGGCCGGCACCATCTTCGACCTCATCAAGCGAAGCGAGCGGCAGTTCGCCGTAGCGCTCGGCAAGACCATCGACCCCGAGCGCTTCGTGCGCGTCGCGACGACCACGATCCGCACGAACCGCGCGCTCGCGTCGTGCAACCCGCAGAGCCTCCTCGGCGCGCTCATGCTCTCCGCGCAGTTGGGTCTCGAGCCCGGCGGCCCGCTCGGCCACGCCTACCTCGTGCCCTTCAAGAACGAGGTCACGTTCATCCCCGGCTATCGAGGCCTCATCGACCTCGCCCGCCGCTCCGGCGCCGTCGCTTCGATCTACGCGCACGCCGTCTACGACGGCGACGCGTTCGAGTTCGAGCTCGGCCTCGAACAGCGCCTCGTGCACCGGCCCACCGCGACCGACCGCGAGGATGCCGCGCGCATCTCTCACGTCTACGCCGTCGCGAAGCTCCGCGACGGCTCCGACCCGGTCTTCGTCGTGCTCACCCGCGCCGGCGTCGAGAAGTACCGGCGCCGCTCGGCCGCCGGGAACCGCGGCCCCTGGGTCACCGATTGGGAGGCGATGGCCCTCAAGACCGCGGTACGCCGGCTCATGACATGGCTCCCGCTCTCCGTCGAAGCCCAGGCCGTCTCGAAGACCGATGCCATCGCGGTGCGCGACGTCATCGACGTCGAGCTCCTCGAGGAAGACCTCGAGCCGCTCGTCGAGGTCCCCGCCGGCGTCGACGGCGCGACCGGCGAACTCGAGGAGCAGAGGTCGTGAGCGTCATCGAGCGGCACCGGCCAGCGATCACCGCGGCCCGCTCCCGCGTGTCGCTGGCCGCGGCGCGGCTCCGCTGGCTCGTCGACCGCCGCCACCGCGCGACCCTCGTCCGGCATGAGCTCGGCGAGACGTGCGAGCGATGCGAAGCGCCCGCCGTGCTCACCACGTTCGCTATCTCCCACGCCGGCCAGGCCGTCGCGATCACCCGCGTCATCGCCTGCACCTCGTGCTCCTGGGCCGAGACACGATGACCGGCGGCGTCTGGACGCTCACCCTCGACGAGCGCCCCTTCACCGTGAACGAGGAGCGCCGCGTGCACTGGCGTGAGCACCGACGCGTCACCGCGCACTGGCGCGACGCGTTCGCGAAGCTCGCCCGCGCACAACGCGTCCCGCGCCTCGACCGCGTCGCCGTCGACGCGACGCCGATCAAGGGGAATCGGCGCGCGTGGCCTGACGTCGGCGCGTGCATGCCCGCGGCGAAGGCCGCGATCGACGGCCTCGTCGACGCCGGCGTCATCCCCGACGACACCGACCGGCACGTCGTATCGCTCACGTTCCACCCCGCCCGCCTCGTGCCGAAGGCCCGCGACGGCTTCGAGCTCCGCATCACCCGAAAGGACCACGCATCGTGAGCGCGCTGCATCACATCGCCGTCGCCTCCGCCGCGCTCGAGCTCGCCCTCGCCGAGCTCAACGTCGTCGAGGCCGTCACGAACGCCCGCACCGTCGCCCCCGTCCGGGACGACCTGAGACGCGCCCTCGCCGAGCTCAACGGCGCCCGCACCGACCTCCTCCGCGCCGAGCTCGGCCGAGCACGAGCTCAAGTCACCCCGCCGAGCTTCTCGCACTTGTTCGAGGAGCGCGCGTCATGAAGACCGAGCTCATCGTGCGCCACCTCCGCGCCGCCGCGACCGAAGCGCGCACCTCGACCGGCAGGCACGGCACCGCCCTCGTCACCGTCTGGCAGATCGACCGCGCCGCCGACGAGCTCGAGCGGCTCGCCGCCCGCGTCGCCGAGCTCGAGGCCCAGGCCGCCGAGCGCGACGCACTCTTCGACCTCACCACGGAGCCCGCATGACCACCCTCCCCGGCCCCTTCGAGAACGCCAACCCGTCGCGCTTCGGCGCCTGGGAGCTCCCCTTCAAGCCCGTCGACGACCCGCCCACCACTCGATCCGTCGCGCCGACCGAACTCTTCGCCGACGAGGTCACCGTCGCGACCGCCGTGCTCGACGGCCCACTCGGCACCGTCCCCGCGCTCGTCTTCAACTTCTCGAGCTCGGCCGGAGGGCCGCCGGCGCCGGGGATCGTCTTCGTCGGTGACGAGCACTCTCTCAAGGCCTTCGCTCGGCTCACCGGCCAGGCCGTCGACCTCGCCGTCCAGACGATGGCGCGGCGGCGCAAGGGCCGCCCATGACCTGGGTCAAGCTCGACGCGAGCTACTTCTTCGACCCGAAAGTCGAGCGGCTCTCGCCGCTCGCCGAGCTCCTCTTCGTGCGCGGCCTCTGTCACGCGAAGGCGCACCTCACCGACGGCATCATCTCGAGGCGCGCGCTCGCCGCGATCGCCCCCGAGGACTACGACGAGGACGGCGACCGGATCGCACCCGAGCGGCTCGTCGCAGAGCTCGTCGGCACCGGCCTCTGGGCCGAGGTCCGCGACGAAGGCGCTACGCGCGTAACAGCCTGGGTCGTTACCGCGTGGCACGCGCACAACGATCCCGCCGAGCGCGTCAAGGCGAAGCGCGTGGCCGAGGTCGAGCGCGTCAAGGCGTGGCGCGAAGGGAAGAAGAAGACCGCCCCGAAGGACATCGCGCCTGGTCAAGCGCCTGTGGACGACGAAGCGTTACGCGCGTATCAAAACCGTTCGCTACGCGACTCAGAGACAGAGACAGAGACAGAGACAGAGACAGAGAAAACACTCTCTCTCGCCGACGGCGAGCGCACGACGAAGCGCCGCGGCTCGAGCTCCCGCTCGAGCGAGAGAGAGCGCAGCGTCGAAGAGGCCGTCGCGGAGCTCGCCGCCCGCGACCTCCGACGCGCAACCTCCGTCCGCAACCCACGCGCCTTCCGTGAGGCCGCGATCAAGGCCCGCCGCCGCGACCACGCCGCCGACCTCCACCGAATCGCCCACGAGCGGCCCACCGCCACCGCCCAGGAGCTCGCCGACGCCATCGAGGCATCCCAGGAGCTCCCCGCCGAGCACGGCGCCCAGCGAGGCCCCTGCGAGCTTTGCGGCCTCGAGTGGACCGACCCAACGCACGCCCGCGAGCACGCCGAGCGCCTCGCCGGCGTCCCGAAGCTCGGCGTCATCGCCGGAGGCCGCTCATGAGCCGCCGCCGACCCCACGCCTACACCCCATGCGCCGCGGGATGCGGCGAAGCCGTCCCCATCGAAGGCCTCGACCCGAAGACCGACCTCGACCGCGTCACCTGCACCGCGATGCGATGCCGCGCCCACATCGAGTGGACCCCCGAACGCTGGGACGGCGCCGCCCGCATGGCCGCCGCGCGACGTCACGCCGGCATCACCCTCACCGGCCTCGACCTCGAAGCCCTCGACCGCACCGCACGAACCGGAGCACCCGCGTGAGTACCGACCGCACCATCGACGCCGTCATGCGCCACCTCGCCCAGCGCGGCGACCCCGAAGCGCTCCGCATCCGCCGCCGCCGCGACGGCACCTGGCGCGCGTACGCGTACGCCGACACGAGCGAACCGCTCCCACCGAGCGACCGCGCGCCCGTCGGCTCCGGCCGCCGCTACTCCGGCGCCGGCGACACCCCCGCCGCCGCGCTCGCCGAACTCGCCCGCTCCCTCCGCAACCAAAAGGCCCCCACCCCGTGAGCAATGAACGCATCGCCCTCGCCGTGCGCGGCGACTGGATCAAGCTCGACCTCGAGCTCGACTTCCCGCCCGGCAACGCCGCCGCGCCGCTCGTGCAACCCGCCGCCGAGGAGCTCTGGCTCGCGTCGAGGGTCCTCGCGCTCGTGAGCAACTACCACGCCGGCCGCGCCGCACGCCGCACCCCGCTCGAGCAGATGACCACGCCCACCGACGAGCACGCCCGCGCGCTCGGCTACCTCGAGGAGCTCAACCCCGTGACCTCCGACGAAGACCTCGCCCTCGCGCTCGACCCCGATGCGGTCGAAGAGCTCGAGGAGCTCCTCGACGAGGGCGGCACGATCGCCGACGACGCCGCCGACGAGCTCTCCTTCGAGCACGACGAGGACCAGGCCGACGACGACGCGCTCGAGCCCGACGAGGACACCGGCCCGCCGCCCGGCCAAGACATCTCCGCCGCCGTCTTCGACGCGCTCCGCAAGACCGCCCCCCTCGCCGCGGACCGCCCGACCGAGCGCGACGTGATGCTCGCGTGCAACCGCCTCACCGCCCTCGAGCGCCTCCACCCCAGCACCGCCCTCGCCCGCGAGCTCGGCATCCCCGCCAACCGCGTCGCGCCGTACATCCGCATGGCCCGCGCCCGCTCCTGGCTCCCTCAGGTCACGAACCTCGCCGGCGAAGAGGTCGGCGCATGAACCTCGGCCAGACCCTCGACGAGGTCCGACACGAACGCGACGCGCTCGCCATGCAACTCGCCGACACCGACCGGCGCCTCGCCGACCTCGAAGAAGTGCTCGGCGCCGAGCTCGAGCTCGCCCGCGCCGAAGCCCGCGCCGCCGCCGCCGATGGTATGCGCCTCGCCGAGGCCCTCGACCGAGCGAACAGCATGCTCGCCGAGGCGCACGGCATCGCCGAACGCCGCCACCGCGCCGACCTCGTCGAGCACCGAAGCGCGCTCCTCGAGCTGGTCCGCGCGACGTCTCTCCTCGAGCCCCGCGTGCATCGGAGCCGGACGGCCGCGTGCGCCGTGCTCGGCATCGACCCCACCGACCCGCTCGGCTTCGCCCGAGTTCGCCTGACCCCGAAGGAGCCTTCCCCATGACCTGCACCCGCGAACCCGTCCGCCTCCTCCTCGAGAGCGCCCCCGTCGACCCCTTCGATGACACCGGCCCACGCCGCTACCGCGTCGTCGCCGCGCTCGGCACCCCGTCGAAGCCGCGGCATGTCGTCGCGCTCACCCGAGAGCACCCGCACGCCGAGGACGCGCTCGCCGTCTTCGCCGCCCGCGTCCGCTTCGCCGTCACGAGCTCCGAGGTCGACCTCGCGGTGCGCGAGCACGCGCGCGACCTGCACGCGCACACGCGCCCCCTCGAGGCCGTCGAGGTCGATGGCGATGACGCCTTCGTCGAGACCGCCGCCGGCCGCCGTCGCCTCTTCGGCCGAGGCCGCTCGTGACGGTACGCATCGACACCGTGCGCCGCAGCATGGCCGCCGCTCGCGAGCTTCTCGACCTCCTCGAGCGCGACCTCGACGACCTGCATGCCCTCGCCTATGACCGGCCACGAGGCGGCGACCGGCCGAACGTCCGCGGCGGCGCTCGCGACTACGCCCTCGACCGCCACGGCGACCCGAAGGCCCGCGCGCTTCTCCGCACCGTCTCCGCGACCCTCGACGCGAACCTCACGAACCTCGTCTCGGCGCTCCTCGACGCCCGCGCGTACCTCCGCGAAGGCGAGGTCGGCCGCCGTGTCCCCGTGCGCCGCGTGAGCTCCACCGAGCTCTCGGCGCTCATCGCCGCGCAGCACCGCCGACGGGCCCGCGGCGAGTACGTCCCGAACCGCACCTACCCCCAACCCGACGCGTAGACACCGGCCTCGGCCGACCATCCCAGGCAGAAGCTGACGCGTCTGCTACGTTCCCCGGCTGAACTGGCCCGACGGCGCCCACGAGCGCCTCGGGCCTTCGCCGTTTTCGCCCAGGAGCCCGAACATGCGCCTCATCATCTCGCCCACGACCGAGCTCGACCTCCCCGCCGACGAGCTCGTCGTCAACGGCATCACCCTCAACTCGAGCGCCGGCGCCCACGCCGACGAGGTCGCCCAGACCTTCGGCGTCCGCGGCGCCTCGTTCACCTACAAGGCCGACGGCGTCGAGCTCTCCCGCACCGGCCTCATCCCCGCCACGGCGAACGTCCTCGAGCTCATCGAAGCGACCCTCGAGCTCCCCCTCGACCCGCCGCCCCCGCCTCCGCCCGCCCCTCCCGCGCCCCTCGGCGACGATGACGAGGACTAGGCCCCTCAAGACCTGCGCCGAGCCCGGCTGCCCCGAGCTCACCGCCTCGACGCTCTGCACGAAGCACGAAGCACGACGCCTCGCCGGCGTCAACGCCCGACGCCCCCACCGCCACGCCACCTACGACGCCCGCTGGGACCGAGCACGAGCACGGCAACTCACGGCTCACCCCCGATGCCAGTGCGTCGACCCCGCGTGCAGATGCGGAGGGGAGTGCCCCCACCCCGCCACGGTCGTCGACCACGAGGTACCCCGCACCGCGTTCACCGACACGGCCGCGATGCACGACCCGCAGAACCTCCGCTCGCTCTGCGCGTCATGCCACAACTCGAAGACCGCACGCCTCGACGGAGGTTTCGGTCGCGCCCCCGCGCTCTGAACCTGGGAGGGTCCCGACATGGCAACGAAGAAGCGAACCATCTCCGCCGAAGGACGCGCCGCCATGAGCCGCGCCCGCAAAGGCAAGGCGCACCCGCACAAGGGGCACTCGCCCTCCGCCGCGACCCGCGCCAAGATCGCCGCCGCGCTCAAGGGCCGCAAGCGCTCCTGAGCCCGAGCTCGAGCACCCTTCTCGAGCACGGCCGCCCACCCCCACACCCCCTCACCCCCAGGCACCCCCACCCCCTGGGGTACCCCTGTGGACAACCCCAGCACCGGGGTCACGGGGGGCTGGACTTTTTCCGCTGTACGGAACCCAGGGCCGTCGGCCTTCCGAAAATTCCGCCGAGGAGGCACGATGGCCCCGCTCGTCGACTACATCGCTCATTGAGCCTCCGAGCTCGCCCGGTCTCGGCGAGCACCCACCCGACAGGGGAGAGGCGACATGCCACCGCTACCGAAGGACCCTTCGACGCGCCGCCGCCGCAACCGAACGCCTGGCGCACGCGTCCTCACGTTCCCGAAGAAGAAGACCGCGACGCCCGAGCTCCCCGCCGAGCTCGCCTGGCATCCCCGGACCCTCGCGTGGTGGCAGGCCGCATGGCGCTCGCCGATGGCCGCGGAGTGGCTCGATAGCGACGTCGAGCGGCTCTTCATGCTCGCCCTCGCCGTCGAAGACCTCTGGCGCAACGGCAACCTCGATCGGCTCTCGGAGATTCGCCTCTCGGGCGCGCTCTTCGGGCTCTCGCCGATCGACCGTCGCCGGCTCAACTGGGAGATCGACCGCGGCGAAGAGGCCGAGGAGCGCACCCGCGACCGTCGATCCCGGCCGAGCTCGACGCAGAGCGCGAGCTCGAGCTCGGCGAAGCGAGACGACCCTCGCCGCGTGCTGGCCCAGTAGGCGCGCGCGATGGTGACGCTCGTCGTCCCGCCGCTCGACGAGGAGCCATGGCCCACCCTCGGCCCCGCGGTCTGTGACTTCATCGAGACCTTCGGCGTCTACGGCCCAGGCGACCTCGCGGGCGAGCCCTACAAGATCACGCCGGAGTTCCGAGCCCAGCTCTATCGGGCCTATGAGGTCTTCCCGAAAGGTCACGAGCTCGAGGGCCGCCGCCGCTTCAAGCAAGTCAGTCTCGAGGAGCGGAAGGGCACGGCCAAGACCGAGCGCGGCGCTCTGGTCGTCATCGTCGAGACGCACCCGGAGGCCGAGGTTCGCTTCGACGGCTGGCGAAAGGTCGGCCGGGCATGGGAGCCCGTCGGGCGGCCGATGCTCGCTCCCTACGTGCCGATGGTCGCCTACACCGTCGAGCAGACCGAAGACCTCGGCTACGGCGTGCTCCGCTTCATGCTCGAGAACGGCCCCGCGGGCGACGCGTACGACGTCGGCCTCGACCGGGTCGTCGTGCTCGACCCTCGTGGCCGAGAGGCCGGCCGCATCGTCCCGCTCGCGAGCTCGCCGAACGCCCGAGACGGAGCTCGGACGACGTTCCAATACTTCGACGAGCCGCACCGCATGAACACTCAGCGCCTTCGGGCCGCGTGGTCGACGATGGGGGAGAACGTCTACAAGCGACGCGAGGCCGACGCGTGGACGCTCACGACGTCGACCGCGGGCGAGGCCGGCGAGGACTCCGTCGAGGAGGCGATCTGGCGCGAGGCCGTCAAGATCAACGAGGGCAAGGCGTCCAACCCTCGGCTCTTCTTCTTCCGCCGCTTCGCTGACCCGAAGCTCCCGCTCGAGACCCGAGAGGACGTGCACGCCGCTCTCGTCGACGCCTCCGGCCCGAACGCCTCATGGTCGGGCGACCTACACGGCCTCGTCGACCGCTACTTCGAGGAGAAGACCGACAAGCGCTACTTCGAGCGCGTCTGGCTCAACCGCTGGGGCGAGGGCGCGAACGCCGCCTTCGACGTCGAGGCCTTCCGGGGCCTCGCCGAACCTCGAGAGGTCGGCCGGCGCGAGCTCATCACGCTCGGCTTCGATGGCTCGATCCGCCGTGACTGCACCGCGCTCGTCGCGACCGCCGTCTACGCGCCGCACCAGTGGCTCGTCGGCCTCTGGGAACGACCCGAGCACGACGAGGACTGGGAAGTTCCCTGGGGCGAGGTCGACGCCGCCGTCGATGAGACCTTCCGCCTCTGGCCCGTCTGGCGGCTCTACGGCGACCCGTTCCGCTGGCGCGAGCCGCTCGACCGATGGGCAGGCCGCTACGGCTCCGAGCGAGTCATCTCGTGGAACACGACGCGATGGCGCGCGATGGCGCACGCCTGCAGGAACTACCGCACAGCGATCGCCTCCGAGGCCTTCACGCACGACGGCTCGCCCGAGCTCGTCGCGCACGTCGGCCACGCGCGGCGGCGCACCCTCAAGGGCCTCACCTTCGACGACGGCGAACCCATGTGGACGATCGGCAAGGAACGGCCCCTCGAGTTCATCGACGCCGCGGTCGCCGGCCTCCTCTCCTGGGAGGCGAGGAACGACGCCGTGAAGGCCGGAGCGAAGGCCCCGGCCAACAAGAGCAAGACGCTCCGCTTCTCGTGAAAGGAGGCGACGACGATGCCTGAAACCCAACCGTTCTCGCCTCTGTGGTGGCTCGAGCTCCTCGAGCCGAAGCTCACCGAGCAAGCCGCCGAGGCGCAATCCTTCCTCGACTACTACGACGGCGATCAACCCATCGCGAGCATCGTCACGGAGCAGTACCGCGACGCCTTCGCGCGCATGATCCGCGACGTCGTCGACAACTGGATGCCGATTGTCGTCGACGCGGTCGAGGAGCGGCTTCACGTCGAGGGCTTCCGCTTCGGCAAGGACGCCCAGGGCGACGCCGACGCCTGGGCGATCTGGCAACGCAACTACCTCGACGCAGACAGCGAGATTGTGCACTCCGTCGCGTGCACCGCCGGCCTCGCCGCGGTCATGGTCTGGCCCGACGCCGACGGCGAGCCCGTCATCACCGTCGAGCACCCGACGCAGGTCTACGTCGAGCACGTCCCCGGCGCGCGCCGCAAGCGCGCCGCCGCGCTCAAGGTCTTCGTCGACGACTGGACAGGCGACACCCTCGCCACGCTCTACCTCCCCGAGAGCCTGCACAAGTTCCGCCGCTCGGGCGACGAGGCGCTCTGGGTCCCGCGTGGCACCTCCGAGGACGACGCGGCCAACCCGCTCGGCGTCGTCCCAATCGTGCCGATGCTCAACCGGCCGACGATGTTCGGCAAGGGTCGGAGCGAAATCGCCGAGGTCACCTCGACGCAGGATCAGGTCAACAAGCTCGTCGCAGACATGCTCATTGCGAGCGAGTTCTCCGCCTTCAAGCAACGCTGGGCGACCGGCATCGAGGTCCCGATCGACCCCGAGACCGGCGAGGAGGTCGAGGTCTTCACCGCCGCCGTGCAGCGCGTCTGGCACACCGCATCCGAGACCGCGAAGTTCGGCGAGTTCGGCGAGACGAACCTCGCGAACTACGTCGGCGCGATCGAGAACCGCGTGCAGAGCCTCGCCTCGCGCACCCGCACGCCGCCGCACTACCTCCTCGGAGGGAGCGGCTCGTTCCCGTCGGGCGAGTCGCTCAAGGCGACCGAGACCGGCCTCATCGCGAAGGTCCGCTCGCGGCAACGCCACTACGGCGAGACCTGGGAAGAGGTCATCCGGCTCGCGTTCGCCATCAAGAGCGACGACAAGCGCGCGAAGGCCTACGACGCCGAGACGATCTGGCGTGACCCGGAGAGCCGCACGGAGGCCGAGCACGTCGACGCCCTCGGCAAGCTCCGCACGATGCTCTCCGTCCCGCTCGAGCAGCTCTGGGCCGACGCCGGCTACACCCCCCAGCAGATCGCCCGCTTCCGCTCGATGCTCGCCGAGGAGGCCCTCAACCGAGCGATCATCGCCCAGCCCGCGCAGATCGCCACCGGGAGCGCCCCGGAGGCCTCCACGAGCTCGCCGCCGGCCGCCCCGGCACCGACGCAGGAGAGCGGCAATGGCGGCGTCTGACGCCCAGCTCGTGGCCCTCGTGCTCGGCGCGCAGGAGACCCAGACGCGGCTCGCGGCGATCACCGCCGCGCAGGTCGGCACGCTCTGGGACCGCTACGGCGGCCTCGACGACGACGCGCTCGAGCGCTTCTCGAGCTCGGCCGCCGGCACCGTGCGCGCCGCGCAGGTTCAGGCCGCTTCGCTCTCGGCCGCGTTCGTCCGCAACTACGTCGAGCTCGCCTCCGGCGAACCGCTCTCCCTCGACGTCGACCCCGTCGACGTCGCCGACACCGCACGCGCCGGGAGCGTCACCCGGCTCGACGTCTACGCCCGCCCGGTCGTCACCGCCCGAGCGGCGATCGCCGCCGGCAAGACGTTCTCCGAGGCGATCGGCGTCGGCCGAGCTCGAGCGACGTCGACGGCCGAGACCGACGTCGCGCTCGCGCGCCGCGGCGGCCTCTTCCGCTCCTTCGACTCTGCAGGCGAGCGCGTCGTCGGCTACCGCCGCGTCCCCGACCGCGGCGCGTGCACCTTCTGCAAGGTCGCCTCGACCCAGCGCTACCACAAGCGCGACCTCCTCGCGTTGCACTCGCATTGCCACTGCACGGTCGCTCCGCTCGTCGGCACCCGCGACCCCGGCCAGATCATCAACCGCAAGCTCCGCGACGACCTCAAGCGCGCCGCGAACCGCCCGGACTACTGGAACGACCCGAAGGCGGCAATCGCCGTCGAGGAGCACGACGAGCTCGGCCCCGTGCTCGTCCACAAGGGCGACCGCTTCACGTCGAAGCAAGACCTCGCCGCATAGCGCGGCAAGGGAGCCGACACGGCTCACCACGAGAGAGAGGGCCTCCCGCCATGGGAACCGAAAAGACGACCGACACGGACACCGACACCGACCCCGAGCCGAGCTCGACGCCACCCGCCGACACGACGGACTGGCGCGCCGAGGCCGAGAAGTGGAAGAAGCTCTCGCGCAAGCACGAGGACCGAGCGAAGGAAGGTACGAAGGCAATCGAGCGGCTCGCCGAGCTCGATGCCCAGGGCCTCTCCGACGTCGAGAAGGCGAACAAGCGCGCCGAGGCCGCCGAAGCGAAGGCCCGCGGCCTCGAGGCGACGGCCCGCAACGCCGCCGTTCGCGCCTACGCCGCAGCGGCCGGCGCGATCGACCCCGACGCGGTCGTCGCGCTCATCGACTCGAGCTCGATCACCGTCGGCGACGACGGCAACGTCTCCGGCGCACAGGAGGCCGTCACGGCGCTCCTCGAGGCGAAGACGTACCTCGCCGCGCCGAAGACCCAGCAGGACCCCGCGCCGCCCACCCAGACCCCGCCGGCCCCGACGCCGAGCGCGGATGGCGGCGCGCGCACGACCCCGCCCGCACCGGACCTCGAGAACGCGCCGATGAGCGAGTTCATGAGCATGTTCGGGGCAGGCAAGCCGTAAGACTTCGACCGGGCATCCCGCTCGGCGACGGACGCCCCAGGGAGGGCAATCACATGGCAAACAACTTGCTCACCCCGAGCATCATCGCCAAGGCGGCGCTCGCGAACCTCTACGCGCAGACCGTCATGCTCCCGCTCGTGCACCGCGACTACGAGCCCGAGTTCGCGAAGGTCGGCGACACGGTCACCGTGCGCAAGCCCGCGACGTTCGTCGCGCAGGACTTCGCCGGCTCGATCACCGTGCAGGACGCGTCCGAGAGTTCGACGGCCGTCGTGCTGAACAAGCACTTCGACGTCTCCTTCGCTGTCACGTCGAAGGAGCTCACGCTCACCGTGCAGGACTTCTCGACGCAGCTCCTGGCCCCGGCCATGGAGGCGATCGCCCAGAAGGTCGACAAGACCCTTCTCGGGCTCTACGTCGACGTCTACAAGACCGTCGGCACCGCCGGCACCACGCCGTCGGCCGCCGCGGACTTCACCGCCGTCGGCCGTGAGCTCGACCTGACCTTCGTCCCGACGTCCGACCGCCGGCTGGTGATCGACGCCTACGCGAAGGACAAGTTCCTGCAGAACAGCAACTTCTTCGACGCGAGCGTGCTCGCCGACGGCGGCGAGGCGCTCCGCAACGCCACGCTCGGCCGCAAGTTCGGGCTCGACACCGTGCTCGGCCAGAACCTCGCGGCGCACAGCAACGGCGACGTAGCGCACACCGGCACCTTCGCCGTCAACGGCGCGGTCGCCGCGGGCGCGACGTCGATGAACGTCGACGCGTCGACGATCACCGGCACCTGGAAGGCCGGCTCGGTCTTCACCGTCGCTGGCGTCTCGGGCAGCTTCGTCGTGACCGCCGACAAGGCGGCCGCGGCGAACGCGCTCTCCGCTGTCGCCTTCTCCCCGGCGGCCCCGGCCGGGGGCTTCGGCGACAACGCGGTCATCACCCGCGTCGCGAACCACACGCCCAACCTGGGCTTCCACCGCACCGCGTTCGCGTTCGTCTCGCGGCCGCTCGCGCTCCCCATGGGCGCGAACGGCAACGCGGCGATCGTCAACTACGGCGGCCTCGGTCTGCGCGTGGTCTACGGCTACGACATGAGCTCGAAGAAGGACACGGTCTCCATCGACCTCCTCTGCGGCGTCAAGACCCTCGACGCCGCGCGCGCGGTGCGCCTCCTCGGCTGACGCCGAGCTCAACCTCGAGCTCGGCGCGCGCCCCGGCTCCTGGCCGCGCGTCGAGCTCGACCCGCGGGTCGCCGCGTTCCCCGGCGCGGCGACCCG